GCGGGCTGAGAAGGGGTCGAGCCGCTCGCTGGCGGTGCGCGGGTCGTAGACCTTGAGATGCGGATAGCAGAGGATGGCGCGCGGGCTCGAGGTGTTGAAGTTGATCGTGCCGCTTGCTCCGCGGCCTTGGATCGCCTGCTGCACGGTGATGCCGGCGGGTGCATCGATGAGCGCCACCGCGCGCAGCCTGTCGGCCATCGCGATCAGCTCGGTGGTCACTGCGTTGAGCGTGGCATACCCCGGCGCGATGAGGATTTTCGCGGTGAAGCCGAACAGCGAATAGGTATCCTCCAGGGCCTTGAGGCCGGTGCGCTGGCCGGAGGTGGTCACTGTACCGATGATGTGTGAGGCATCAATCGGCGTCTTGCCGGCTTCGCCGGTCACCGTGTGCACGGCCGGGTCGAAGACGTTGACCACGATCACCGTGCCGGCCCCGTGGTCGAAGATCGCATCCAGGGCTGGCGGGATCGTGTGCCCGGCGCTGGCGGCGTCACTGATGGAGCCGAACTGCGCGGCATCCTGCTCCGAGAGGACGAGGGTCGGGGCGCCGATCGGTCCCGTCGGGGCCGTGCCGACCAGGCCCACCACCGCCGTCTTGACTTGACGGATAGGACGTGGCCCTTTGTCGATTTCGATGGTCTCGACTCCGTGCAGAAAGGCTACGGGCATAGATCACTCTCCTTTCATCTGGTGCGGCTCGCTGAGCCGTCCCAGCGCCTTGAGCGTCTCGGTCACGTCGCAGTCCGGAAGGTCCACCGGCACGCCGGGCCTGAGGATCACCTCGCGCCCATCGCCCATGGTGAAGCTCGTGAGCGGCGCTCCATGACTATAGATGTAGATTGCCATCGCTCCTCCTCTAGTCAGTACCGGTCCAGGTCACGCGGGTGACCCGTGGCCCGCTCGCGTCGTCCAGATCGGGTGCAAGCGGCACGATGGTCTGCCATCGGGTGACGAGGATCCACGTGTCAGCCTCGCCATCCTGGAGCCGCGCCGAGAGGACTCGGAGCGGGGTCGCTCCCGGCACAGGCGTCCAGGAGAGCAGCGCCCGTCGCGCCGCCCCGAAGAGATCCCAGACGCCCGCTCCATCGCGCAGCGAGCGGGCAAAGAGCACGACCTCTAGGGTGGCCTGGGCCCGCTGCACCGATGCGCCCACATCCTCGACGCCGCTTGCACTCACCTCGGTGAGTGCCACCACGGCCGACCCTTTGGCGTGGCCAAAGCGATAGCCGTGGCTCGGCAGCGCCTCGACCGGCAGTGGGGCGAGCGTCCGCCCCAAGCGCTCCACCACGGCACGCTCGATCGCGAGCAGCATCAGTAGCCATCCGTGGCCTCACGGCCCATGACGCGCGCACTCCCCACGCTCGCCGCGGCCAAGCTCGGCTGGGGCTGCTGATCGGCCGGAAGCGTCGCCGGCAGCCCCAGTGACACCGTGCCCTTGGCAAGCAGCTCCAGGACTCGCTGTACATCCTCGTACCGCCGGCGCGCATCCTCGATGTCGCCACGCCGTCGGAGCGTCAAGAGCCGGTAGATCGCGATATCGCAGGCGAGCCGCACCAAGAGCGGCGGGATCGTCGGCAGTGGCAGCCGATAGCGTGCCGCGAGGTAGCCATCGATCTCGGCGGTGGCGTCAGCCAGGGCCTGAGCGATCTGCGGGTCGTCCGCGACCCCATCGGCGTCACGGTCCGTGAGGTCGATGAGCCGATCGGCTCCATAGCGGACGGCGAGATCAGCAGGTGTGGCGTACGGCACTGCCTAACCCCTGGCCTCCTCCACGATGAGCATCGGGTCAGCCTTGAGCGTCTCGGCCTGTGCGGGGCTGACCTCGACCACCTTCGGCTCGCGCCCAAAGGGGCCAAGCCCCGCGCGATAGCGCGGCCGCTCACCCTGTGGGGGTGCGGTGCGCACGGACAGGCGCACAATGTGGGATGCGGAGTCGGGCTTCTTCGCGGTCATCAGTTACACCTTCGCGGTCATCAGTTACACCAGCCACGGCGACACGATCAGATCGACCACGCCGAAGTTGGGGTTGGAGGCGCCATTGGCCAGCCGCTCGGCCTTGACGATCTCGTACGCGGCCGCACGCAGCGCTGGCGGCACGACCAGCACCGTGGGCTTCACGCCCAACGGCCGCCCACCATCCGCCTTCACTTCCATCATGGCACGCACCGCGCGATTGAAGCTGTCCTGTGTCAGCGCCTCCGTGGATCGGTAGGCGAGCTGCCACAGGCCCAGGCCGGCCGCGCAGCGGTAGCGGACGCCATAGCGGTACATGTCCGCCATGAAGACCATCTCGTCCTGCACGCTCGTGCGGCTCTCGAGCTCGGGCTTGGAGCGCTCCTGAAAGAGGAGCGGCTTGAGTGCGCGGCTCGTATCGAGCAGATACCAGGGTGTCTGCTCGGTCGGAGTGCCCACCGCCATGTTGGACACCAGCACGGGCGTGCCGGTGCCGTCCACGTTGGGATAGACCGGGTGGTCGGTGTCGAAGAAGAACTGTCCGTCGTAGCAGGTGACCGTGTGGGCGCTCTTGAGCAGCTCGAAGGTGAGCTGATCGGGATGGATGGCGGCGGCACGGCCCATCTCCGCCACCAGCGGCGTGTAGATGCCGATGTTGTCGTCCTCGATGTCGGTGCGCCTGACCGAGACCGTCCCTTCATAGAGCTTGTTCGGCACCTGGTAGGCCTGCGCGGCCATGTCCTTGAGCACACGGTCGCCGACCCACTCGCGCAGGGCGGGGAACTGCCCCAGCCAACTGTAGGTGTTAGAAGACGACGACGACGGCACGCGCGTCGCGATCTTCTCCCAATCAGTGGGCGTCGCCCGTAGCGCGTCGGCAAAGACAGCCTGAAAGCCCGTGCGCAGCGATGTGAGTAGTTGTGGTGTGATGATCGGCATAGATCACTCCTCCTGCGAGTGCGCCGCGGCCATCATGACCTCATCGGAGATGCCGAGCAGCCGCGCGACCAGTCTGTCAGTGTCAGAGAGCATCGATCCCGCAGCCTGCGCGGCTGGTGCAGCTGAGCCAACCAGCTCGGGTGCCGCGGCGACAAAGCGCCGAAAGCCTGCCGGATCCTGCTGCGCATAGGCGAGCGCCCACTCGCGCAGGCCCGGGCTGATCTTGCGCTGACGCATCGCGGCCTCGACGGCCGCCTCGGCCTCGCGCCGCGCGAGCTCAGCCTGGAGCTCGGCGAGCTGGTCCGCAATCTGCGTATGCAGCGCGATCGGCACCCATTGGGCCGGATCGGGCGTGCGCGCGTGAGCCGCCTCCTGCGCCTGCGCGACCAGACGCTGACAGGCGGCCACGGCGTCATCTTCGGAACATTCGACAGGCACGCCGAGCAGGCGTGCGATGCGCTCTGGTAGCATACGAGACTCCTTTCTCTGTTCCATGGACACGGCTGTAAGGTGGAGATTCGGCACATGCGTCAGCCCCGCGCCCGTGAGCTCGACCACGCGCCCAGTCTGGGACTCGTAGCGGAAGACCGGCGACAGGTACCGGTACTCACGCTGGACGAGCAGCTCAGCGGCCCGCGGCGTCCACTCCACCCGCGCCCAGATGCCATCCCCGCGCGCTGCGAGCTCTCGAATCCACCCCGCTGCAGGCACAGGCCCCGCTTTCTCCTCGGCCGTGAGGCTCTGGTGGTCATAGTCGATGGGGAGGTCGGCCTGGCGAGCGCGGAAGGCTGTGAGCACCGCCTGCACATCCGTCACATACGGCCCGCGCCCATCCCGACCCCAGAATGTCCCAGCCGGAAGGAGGTGGACCCACTCGGGCGGTGCCGCCGATGCGCCCCCCTCCGACGGGTCCAGCGGCAGCGCGACAGTCTGGTAGGCGAGGCGGAGGGTCGTAGCCTGTGACATATGGCCCTACACTAGCCAGCGCGGCCGACATGGGGCAATTGACGCCCGTTACAAATGCGGGGACAGGCCGACGCACCAGGATGCCCCCAGGATGCCCTAGGACGGGCGATCCGGCGAGAGGATGGGGAAGAACTAGTGAAGCCATCCGCGCTCGCATTACATAGGCGTTTAAATGATTTGCAAACGCACTTTTAACGGGGTACAGAGATCCCTCAATGCGGGGGTTGGCGCAGGTGCTCGCGGAGGGTCTCGAGGATCAGGCTCCTGGCGGCCTCGTCGAGCCGCCCAGCCTGGGTGATGGGAAAATAGCGCCGCGGGGGGATGTCGCCCCAGGGGATTGTGCGACCCCGCTTCGTTCCAAAGGCCCCCTTGCGCGCGCCAAACTGGAGAACGGACGACTGCACAGCGGAGGTGCCGACGAGCACGCGATCGGCGTCGGCCTCGTAGAACAGGCGGGTGGTGACGAAGGTATACGTGTCGATCAGGGGCTTGGTGCCCTTC